CAAAGTTTTTATGTTCTATTCTATATACATCAATCATTTTAAATATTTTTTAAATAAAAACTACATCTAACAAATGATAAACAACATTAAAACGATTGTTTATCATCGGACGTTATGCACAAGATAACTAAAATGGGTGACCAAAATTAATCAATCACCCATTTACAACTTAAAACAAAAATTAAATTCTTCTCATTTTATTGAAATCCTTACCCATTTTGCTGAAGATCGCTCTCAATTCGTTTTCATCGTGATTGATGATTGATCTAACTGTGTTCATTAATGAGAATTGTGTCATCTTTCCGTATTCAGAAACAACAACGTCCTGTAATTTAGAGTAATCAGACAATGTTGATTCTTGTTTACCTAATAACGTTCTTACGTTCGCCATTTGCATTTTTAATGATGATAATGACGTGCCAATAAAATCAGCAACAGATTGTTCAGTTTTTAAGTACAAACCAGTACAACCAAATTTTGCTAAGTACAAAGTGATAATCGTATCATCCTTTGACCACTCGTGTAGATTTAATGTTTTTGTGCGTGACATAATGTTTAGTTTTAAAGATTATGATACAAATGTATATATTTTTTTTTATTTACCAAACATTTTTAAAACTTTTTTTTAAAAAATTGTTGATTTTTTTTATTTTGGGGTATAATTTGTTGATTTTAGTTTAAAAATTCTTGGTGGATGTTTTATTTAACAATGAATTTTATAAATTAAATAACCTTCAATATCACGTAATATTTGATTTATTTGTGGATATTGTTTTCCTTTACGTGTAATTGATTTTGAATCTAAATATTTATAACCACTGGTTAATGTTTTGATATTAATGATTGATCCGTCAGATAAATGGATTCTTTTTCCCGTTTTTTTTATAACCGAAACTTTTTTGTCCCCGGTAATGTAGTAATCACCAATCTCTGAATTGTATAAAAACAAATTGGCTTCTAGATTTAAATCCATAATAGTTTATTTTTGACTGTGAAATTATAAATTATTTTATAACTGTTTGGTTGTTGGCGTAAGCGTCACAATTAACTTTTGTTGTTTTGCAAGAATATAGTAGTATTGTCATTGATACTAAAATTAGTATTTTTTTCATATTGTAAATTTTAAATTATTTTTCATAATTATATCCAACCTTGTTGTTTAGCAAAATTTTGTCGTTTTTGTTTTGCACCAGATCTGTCAGCAGGTCGTTCAACATTATCAACAATCCAGTCAATCCAAGTTTTAACACTCTTATCACCTTTAGATTGTTCTTTCATTATTTTATTACCCATAATCTCTAATTGTTTATTATAATCAAAAAGTGTTTCTAATTTATCCGTATTGCCGCTGTTAAGTGTGTTGTATTTTTTTAAAAACTCAATACCTAATCCACCACACACATTAAATTGCCATAAACCAAATGAACAATATTTTTTACCACCAATATCAATTGATTTTGTAGTGTTCTTCGCATAGGGACCCGAATCACCTTTCGCTTTATAATTTAAACCACTTTCACCATATGCGTTTGCTGTCAAACCTTTTGCAGCATTTTCAGTTAAACCAAATGATTTTAAATCATTAACTAATTTACTCGTACTAACAATTGAGGATCCAGGATCCGATATTGTTTCTTTTGCCATTTCTGGTTTTAAAACTTTATTTAATTTTGGACTTATCTTATTGTTTATACTATAAATTGTTTGATAATCAAAAATACCTGTATTCGGTAAATTATTAGTTGTTTGATATTTTTTAAGTCTAGTAATGGTATCAGAATCTAATGTACCAGAAAAATTTCTATTCTTTTGACCTTCAGCAATTGAAAAAAGTATTTGTAATAGTTTAATCTCTTTTCGTGAACTTGTTGCGTCAATTGTACTTTTGTTTTGGATTACTTCTGTGTACTTGTCTAATATTTGATTAATTAGTGATTTTTTTTGTTTTTTAACCTCACCTTTTGTTATATAATTTTCAACAGTACTTGATAATAATTTGTGTTTTGATCCACCAACGTGTATGCCATCATTTGTCCAACTGTAATCACCAATAAGTGGTGGTACTACTATTGCGTTTTGAATTGAATTTTCTAATTTACGTTGGAACTCCACTCTTTTTGGTTTAAACTTTTTTAAACATTCTTTGTCACAATATTTTGTTGGTTGTAGTTTATTTACATCCATAATAGATTCACTATCAAATCCGATAACAACAATTGCTTTTCCACCTTGGGTGTTGACAGCATTAACCATTTTTTGGATGTTGTTGATTGGTGTTTCAATTGGTAATGGTGACATAACATCATTTGTACCACCTAATATGAAAACTAAATCATAATGTTTTTTTGATAATTCTGGTAACATATTTTCTAACATCCACTCTGTTGTTTTACCACCTTTTACAATATGTGTTACATTCCATTCTGGATATTGTTTCTCTAAATCATAATTCCAGGTGTACCCTTGACCAGCACTATGACTATCACCAACAAACATTACATTTATTTTTTTATCATCATTTTCAGATAATAGAACTACAATATTTTTGAATTGTTTCTCGTTTAATAAAATTTTCACAATATTATTTATTTATAAATATCATAAGAATTTAAATTTTTAATATTAGGTGTGACTCCCCTTAAATTGTAGACCTCATCCAACTCGCCAATAATTCGCACTATTCTCAATGGGGGTGTGACTCCCCTTAAATTGTAGACCTCATCCAACCGTGATAAAGTTTTGGGAACGGATGAATTGAGGTGTGACACCCCTTAAATTGTAGACCTCATCCAACCATCTCTTTGTAAGTTCCTGTGTTTCAGAGTAGTTAAGACCAAATTTGTCTTCCAAAAATGACCAGATTTCATCATAATGGATATAAACATAATCATTTTTTCTATCGTAAATCATAAAATTATGTCCTTTTTTATAACGATATAAGACCCAATTTGACTCTTCTTCACTCTGAACTGATTCCAAATCATTAAACAAAATTAAGAAATCTATTGGTTCTTTAATGTCAAAGATTTCAAATGTTTTACCCAAGGATCCGACAACTCTTATCGTTGATTCAAAACCAACCTTTTTGATTAAGTCCTTTAATTTTTCTTTTAAATTATTTTTCATTTATTAAAACGTTAATAACCATTTCTTGTAAAAAATTTCTAAATTCTGCATCACTATTATCAACAATTAATAATTCCTGTAATCTAACATCACCTTTTGTTAACGTTGAGTAAAAATCATAATCAATTAAATAACCATTTTTATCCGTTACAATGACACCGAGGTATTCATCACCATCAAATGTTATTTCACCAAAATATTCAATATCATTTTCGGTTTCAGTTTCTTCAGTGAACTCAAATTGTAATGGCCGACCTTTTAGATTATAATTAAATAACATACCTTCTCTCTCATCAAATCCATAAACATCGTCTTGATTAAAAACAAATTCTTCTGGTGTGCCACCTTTTTTTACATAATCATTAAAAACTTTTAACACATCCAATTCGGAAGGTTTTAATGTTTCACCTTTATTTTTCTTTGAGTATATATCCAAAACAGAATCAAAATTTTCAGTTAAGAATTTATATTGGCTTTCGGTTATAATTATTTTCATAGTTTAAATATATTTCCAACTTTTAGTTTAGTAGATTTATCAACAATAAAAGCGTTATCTTTCTGACTAACGACATAATCTTTATTCGGAAACGATACAAACTCACCATTATTGATATTAACTAACATTATTCGTTTAACATTAAGGTTTTTATATTCTTTAGGTAATGGTGTTTTTAAATAATAACCATCATTTAATTCCTCAATCCCAACTAATTCTTTGATTTGATATGAAGTATTATTAATTATTAAATCAATGCCGTGTTTTCTATCGTTTGATGAACCTGGTGGAAAATACTTAACATCAAATCCAGATTCTTTAAGTACTTTCGTTAAGAATAATTCCGTTTTTGAACCTTTATTGTATGTTCTTAAATTTGTTGTGACCAATTTTTTTAATATACCCGACTTTTCACCAAATAACATATATTTTTTAGATATTAACCAACGATAAAATTCTTTTGGTGTTTTTTTATTGATTATTTTATTGTTTTTAAATTCTTGGATCAATATTTCTTTAACAAACTTATGTCCACCGAAATAATTAAGTATTGACCAATTAGTATATTCATTTGGTGTAAAAACACCAACGATACCCGTATTTGTCTTATCTTCATTATCACCCAAATAATCAACATAAACCTCATATAATAGTCTGTTAATTAGATTTGGAAAACCTTTATTTTTGTTTATATAATCTATTGTTAGATTGTTGGGTTCATTATCATAAAGTGTGTTATACTTAATGTATTTTTTAATTCTTGTGTCGTCAACTGGTGTTAATCTATCTTCTTTCTTGACTAATGTTGATTCACTTCTAACTTCACTAATTATTTGATCATTATTCATCTTTTACATTTTCAGGTGTTACTACTAAATTCAATCCTGTTGGTGAATACCCTAATTCATGCTTAACACAATTCAATATTATATCATCACCCCATATTCTAATGTCACCACTGTAACCTCCACTTTCGTTCCAATCTCTACTATCAAACGAAGTCATTATTGAATCAACAACATTAAGGAGATCGTCTTCGTCCCAATCTGGTCCATTAATGGGTTTTTCTCGGTTATCAAACTCTAAATTTGTAACTTCACCACTATCATAATTCCCAAAGAACTGAATATCTATAATTGTCGCTTCAACCTTTGATTGGAAATCTAATACTGGTTGTTTTCTAGTTGAGTTCATATCTTTAATCTCAAACATTTTATCAATATCAATATCGTGAGGTTGTTTACATTCACTTTCAAATAATATTTTATTCTCAAATGGTGATATTGTTATATCTAAAGACCATAAAGTATCCCAATCATATGTATTATATTTGATTAATTCATCATAATAAATTTTGATAAGTTTTTCAATTGTATCATTTATCGGTTGAATAGGTGTATATCTTTTATCAGGACCAAAAAAATAATTTTGATCCCAATCAAAAATCTCATTATCAGCATCATCAATTAGTATTGAAGTTGACACAGTTTGACTTTTAAAACCTCTAAAATAGGCAAATAACATTCTCAGTTTATCTTTCATCGTCAATATTATTTATCGTTAATGTTTTTTCCCATTCGGAATCAAACCATTCTGTTTCTCTCCAGGTATGATTAAATGTTATTGTTCCTTTGTTGTCAATCACTATATTACCATATCCCCCCGAATCCATTTCCCAACCCATAAAAGTTTTTTCTAATTCTAAATATAATATATCTTCAACTTCGTTATAATTTGAACTTTTTCCGTTAACCATTATATTTTTTATAGTTCCGTCATCACCATAACCAGAATATTCACAAGTGATCTCATTAATGTTATTGTCATTTAAATAATTTAAAAATACAACATTATCAATATCATATGTACTGTAATCATCAGAATCAGTATTTTCCTTAACCAGACATTTTAACCTAATTTCATTATTAATTGAGTCAATTGTTAAAATATATTGATAACTATCAAATTCCGAATAAACATTTTCTAATATATCATCCCAACTATTTTCTGCAATCTCAATTATTAAATTCAATATGTTTTGTTGTATTGATATATCATTAGATATATCAGGTGTAAACCAATTTGGATCACCATCATATATAAACCAAGTAAGATCAATAGGTTCTTTAACTGGTTTAAAATATGTTAATATTATCTTGAATTTTTGTTTCATATAGATAAATATATTCTAATCATCAAATTTTAACTCCAAAGTTCTTAACATCCATAATGGTTTTTCTTTTGATTCCAAAGCCAGTATCCATTCTTTTGCAGTTGGTATATAATTAAAACAATCTTCCTTGATATGATCCTCACCAATATATCTTGTATATATTGTTTTACCGTCACTGTTTTCAAACGACATTCCAAATATTTTTTCACATTCAAAAATACCCTCAGAATGATGTCTAAACATTCTATGAGTACTATTACCAACCCAACCTTTAGTTTCGTCATACCAGTTATGAATATGGATATAGTCTTCAACTTTACCACCATATTTTTTAACCGAACTTTTTGCATGAATTAATGGATGTGCCATAGTTTTTTTTACAAATATAATAAAAATTTACAAATAATACCACTATTTATTAAAATATGCGATCAATTATTAAAAAAATTTTAAGGGAAGAAATAAAAAAACGTTATAATAAAGTAACACCAGAGTTATATTCAATAATTATGAAGTATATTAACTTAGTGTTTAAGAGATATACTTTAGACCATTATACTGAAGATCAAACATATGGTGACTATCGTGTTGAATTTTGTTCTAATGGTAAAGAAATTGGTCTATTTATAGGTACCGATAAAGATGTTGAAATATTAATAGATGATAAAATAATCAATGAGGTTAGTAAGTATTTTAAAATTAGAAAGGGTTTAGTTGCTGAGATGATAAGTGATTACATTGAAGAGACATATCTTGATGATTTTAATAGTCGTTCAAAACTTTCATTAACTGATGTTGATCGTGTCGCACCTTATAATTTTAAAGGTGGTTTATGTAAATCTGAAATTCTAAAAAAGATACCGAATTACAATAGAGAACAAAAAATTGAATGGTTTAAATCTGTTGGTCGTACTATGGCGTATATTGATGGTGAAAATATACCAATTGTTGATTTAACTGACGAACAATTAAATAAATATTTTGACACAATATGGATTATAGAATTTCAACAAAATTACACTTACGACATTGAAGAATATGATGATGAAGACGATTATTAAAAAAATTTTAAAAGAAGTGCATAAAGTTTCAACCGACGAATCCGTTGAGTTGTATCGTGACGATGACTTTATATTAACAATTCCGTTAACACATAGTGCTTCAAGAAAATATGGATCCGATACAAAATGGTGTACAACAAAACGAGACTGCGATAAAGATTTCGTTAATCATTTAAAACTAGGTGTTTTAGGATATGTCGTAATACGAAATAAAGAACTAAAAGAAAAACTTGGTAGTAATGCTTTTGCTATTTATCGTTTATATGGTGACAACCCAAATAACTTTATAACTTTTGATGACCAAAATAACGAATATAGAAATGGTGAGAACTGGTTATCAAATAAATTTGATAGGTACGATTTGTTACAACAATATTATAAAATGTTAAACAAATTTAACCAATATTACGAATCAAAAATTTTAAATAAAAAATCTAGAATTGTTGAGAATACTACAGACAACTTTAAAACATTCTTATTTAACCTTTGGGATAAACAGAAAAAGAGTGGTTCGGAAGTTAAGTTAAATTACAATGACATTAAAAGGATGGGTTTAAAATCCAAACTAAAAAACATAATACAATATTATAGTGAATATAGTGATATCAATAGTCGCGTACAAATTATTAAAGAATTACTTGAGGATCAAGTTTTCACTGAAGCAGATTTTTCTGATGATTGGTTTGAAGGTAAACTTAGGTTTACTATAGATTCTATCCGTTTTGATGATGAAGATGGTGAAATATATTGTTACGTTGACGCAACAGTGACCGAAGGTGTTGTTTATGATGAAAACGATGAACCTCTTAGATTTAGTGGTACACAATCACCATTTGATGATTTCGAAGAATCTTTTGAATTTAGAGACTATATTGAGAATACTATTAGTAGTTTTGTTATTGATTTTGGTAATAAAAGTGGTTTACCTATGTCTGGTTGTAATGTTACTTGGTAGATTATCTCAAAATAGAATTTAAAAATACCCGAACAGTTCTAATTATTTTTTGTATTTCAGGATTGAATTTTTTAAAACTGGAATATAAATCAATATCAACAATATCGTTTTCACTCAATAACAAAATAATTCTTGATTCCATTTGTTTTTTATTCATAAAATTAGTAAATCCATAATTTGGGTAACCTTCAAAACAATAGGTAACAACTCTCAAGTCTGAAAAATGTATTTTTTCTTCAGTATTTAATCTACGTATCAAAAAATTAAAAACACGAGAATCAATTTCACAATCTTTATTGTTTTGTTGATTCTCGTTGTTTTTTTGTCTCATTATTTAAGATATTTTAATTTGTATATTGTTGAATTAATTAATTCCTGGACAGTATCTATTTGATTCTGAATATATGTATCATCAACAGAATCTCTATTATTTTCAATGATATCTAATAAACTTTCAAAATATGAAATTGTTTTATTTTTATTTTTGTATTGATTAATTTTAAAAGTTTTAAAATTTTTAATAATACCATACTTACCTTGGTAAGACTCTACAATACCATCAAATAAACCAACAACACCGTCATAATAATCGTTTAACGCTTTGTGTTCAGCGAATGATTGTGTCTGAAGGTGAAACACATGCGCTTGATTTCTTGAGTGTAATATATTACAAACCATTTCACAAAAATCATCATTTGATTCTACCCCATCTTCACTATCATCATCTTCATCATTATCTTCATCAGAAATATTCTCTTCTTCTTCATCCGTGTCATCCTGATCTTCAATATCCTCTTGCTCAAGCATATTTCTTTTTTTTAACTCTTCATACAATTGTTCAGTTAAATCTACATTTTTTCCCATAATATTTTTTTATATAAATATTATGAACTTTTAGAAAAAAGTGAATTAAAAATCAATAACGTCCCACTCAAGTGTTTGAAAATCAAAATCAATAGTTATTGGTTTATTTCTAAATTCATACCTATCGTTTAAAATTGCAGCATTAACATAGAGTGTCCCATCACTAAAAACTACATTACGACCACTGTGAATATGGCCAAAGAGGTGAATTTTAGGTTTAATTCCCTGAACTTTTAATAATAATTCTTCACAACCAACATTGATATTATTGTACGGTACATAATCCAATTTACTAAATGGTGGTCCGTGTGTTATTAATATATCAACATCATTTGGAATTAAATCCCACTTCTTTTTTATCTTTTCACCACGAGGTAAATTAAATGCCCAATTATGAAATTCTGGTTGCCAAGGCGAACCATAAATTACTAATTGTTGATCTTCTTCATCAAAAAGATCCATTCTTTCGTCTTGAAGATATTCTATGGTTTTATATCCAGTAAGTAATCCTTTTATTTTTTCGTTCTCATCTTGAAAACCAAAGTCGTGATTACCCGCAATAAATACTTTGGTATCATAATTGTCAATACCATCAAACCACTTGAAAAAATTTTCAAGTTCAGTTATAGATCCACGACTAGATATGTCTCCAGCACATAGTAATAAATCACCACCAGGTAAAAAACCATTTAGTTTGTCGTGTTTGGTGTGTGTATCAGAAATAAATGTCAATCTTTTTTTCATACCACAAATGTAATAAAAAAGATTTTAAATATCAAATAATATCAGTACTTTCTAATAATGTATAACTGAATTTATTACCGTGTATCTTAGCCGCTTTTTTACAAATTTTCATAAACACATCAAAATCTTTAACCCTTTTAAACACTTGACATCCGTGACTCCAATCGTCAATCCATGTGGAATCTTGACCAGCCTTGTGTATATTAATACCAAACATACCAGTGTCTGTAACATTTTCATCATATGTCATATTCTTATTAGCATCACGAAATACAGTCACGTTATCTAATCTTTGACATAATGCGTCATATTTACCTTGATGTTTATCAATCATCCAAACACCTCTGTATTGATTTGGTACTAATCTAGCAACGCCATTTTTATTTGTAAATTTTTCAACACCTTTTTTACCTGGATCTGTAGTTGCATTCCAACAATAAAATTCCCAAACACCTTTCTCGTTCTTAAATGATATTGTGATTAAATCATCAAATACATTTGTTACTTTATCAGCAACAGTTGGTGCGTTATTTCTTATTCCAACAATGTTTACATCATAAGTTTTATTTGAAGCGTCTTCAAACCACTTATATCCTTTGGCTTTAACAGCCGTTTCAATTTGTTCTCTACTATAACTCATAATTCTTTATTTATAAATATTTATAACTAAAGAAAAATTATGGAAATTAAAATAGGATCAAAAGGTGATGATGTAAAAAAAATCCAAAAAAAATTAGGACTAGTTGCTGACGGTAGTTTTGGTTCAAAAACTGAAAGTGCTATTAAGTCTTGGCAAAAAGAAAACGGACTAAAAGATGACGGTGTTGTTGGTAGTATAACATGGAACAAAATGTTTCCGATCGTAATTAAAGAAGATGTAGTAATCAAACCAGTAACAGGACTAAACATTGAGAAACTAAAGGGTCATATCCCTGATGTTGTATTAAACCAAATACCAGAAGCCGCTAATAAATTTAATATCACAACAAATCTCAGACTTGCTCACTTTTTATCACAATGCGCCCACGAGTCAGGTGATTTTAAAGTAGTATCAGAAAATTTAAATTATTCTGTTGACGGATTAAAAAGAACGTTTGGTAAATACTTTCCTGGTAACTTGGCTGAATCATATGCTAAACAACCAGAAAAGATTGCGTCAAGGGTTTATGCTAACCGTATGGATAACGGAGATGAAGTATCTAAAGAGGGATATAAATTTCGTGGGCGAGGTTACCTACAAGCGACCGGTAAGTCCAATTATAAAAAGTTTTCAGATTTTATTGGTGAAGATTGTGTTGCTAATCCAGATCTTGTTGCAACAAAATACCCTTTGGCTTCCGCTGGGTTTTTCTTTGAGTCAAACAAACTTTGGTCAATATGTGATCTTGGTTCAACAGATGAGGTTGTTAAAAGACTTACTAAACGCATCAATGGTGGACACAATGGGCTTGACGATAGATTAGAAAAGTTTAAAAAATATCACAATTTGTTGGTTGGATAATATTTATTGATATGAAAAAAATTATAAAAAGAATATTATTGGAATATATTGAAAAAACACCATTTGAAGAATTGGAGTCTTTTGTTGAAGAAGGTATTGACTTAACTGGTTATGATGAATACGAAAATTCAAGTGATAAATTTGGTTCGTTATATAATATATTCCAAAGTGAGTACGGTTGGGCGATTAACAGAATGGGTGAGAAAAAAGCAATAATAGAATGGCTTCAAGGGCTACCTAGTGTTGTTGATTTACCATTCTATTATTTTGATATTATTAACCTATTATACGCAATTGGTTTTAACGAAGTTAAAGATGAAGATATGGATGAAGATGTTGTCGCGGATATGTATTACGACTTAATATCTGATATAATCATCAAAAACAAATAATTTAAGATTTAAAAACTTCTTTCGCGTAATATTCTTCAAATCCTTCCAAATAATTGGTTATTGACTTATCTTTTTCAAGACCAATAATATTGTCAATTAAACCAATCTCTTTTGATTCATCTGAGTTAAACCAACAATCTCGTCTAGACAATTCATATATTTAATTTAACTTATAATTTTTATTTCACTATCCGTTTCAATAACCACTCTGGCACCACAACTTAATAATGGTTTTTTATCTCCACTACCACAATACTTTATTTTACTTGGTCCAAGTATCTCAACTTCATTACAGTAAGTATTTGTTTTACCTTCCTTAATTGTAATAACTGGAAGATCTGTGTCCTTTGTTTTATTGGACCTAACGTGGTGTTGGTTGACGTGTATTCGTTTTTTTGACATATCTAATATTTAACACAATTCATCTTTATATTCATCAAAACAATCATCAAACTCAGCATAGTTTGTAAAAAGTTCTTCTCCTGGTTGAATATCTTTAAGTGCTATTGTAACATCTGTAGTATTATCAAGATTAGGATCATAACTATGATTTATAAAATTAGTTAAGTCACAAGATAAATAATAGTTATCATCTTCTTCTTTCCAAGCATACTTTTTAAAATATTCTTTTTGTGCTGCATTTAAAGTATCAAACTTTTCTTGTGATACTTGTACATCTACATCCTTAATAAATTCCCAGACTACAGAATCTTTGGGGATAAATTCTTTAGTGAATAATCCTAAACCCATATTAGGGTTAGTTGCGACTTTAACTTCTGTTCTATATTTAAACATAACTATTCTGTATCATAAAACATTCTTTCACTATTTTCTGTTGCCCACTTTTCGTGTCCCTCATAATTAAACCAATCTTTGTTAACTAAAAAGTCTGGTTTATCTGGAAATGGTTTTGTAACAAAAGATGGTTCGGACCATTTAATTCTATTATTTGGTTGGAGTACAATTTGTCCATTATCCAAAAGAATTATGTGGTGTGATTTAATTTTATCTCCACAAAATTCCATAATTTTATCAATATTTTCTACTGTTAGTTGGATTGCTTCAATCTCAACTGGTTTTTTTCTATATTTCATAACTTTAATTACTTTTTACATTTTTATCAGTTTTTGTAAAAACTATTTTACTTTATTATTCGGATTTAAGTTCTCTACCAACCAAAAAGTTTGGTTGAAAGTCCCTATTCCCACCAACAACCTCAAACACACCTCTTATTAAAACGTGTCTAGTACCTTTGGTTCTATACTCTTCAGGATTATCTAACACATCATCCAATAACTTGTGAATATCATTTCTTAATGTTTTTTCATCATTAGTACCTTTTAAATCTTGAGCCATTTCTGGTGACCAAGTTAATAAAATATGTTTTCTTGGTTCAAATGTCATTGTGTCATATACTGTTGGTGATATTGATGCCCCATTTTTAACCGGTTCAAACGCCTTTATTGGATTATACATTTCGGGTGTTAGAGATATTGAATACAAATAACACTTACCTTTGAGTTTCATTCCTTCTCCATACTTAAAACTTTGTGCCCATACTGGTTTACCATCTTCCAATACAAATGTTGGAATATGTACTATTTCCAAATCCTCACATTCTGAAAACACGTCAAGTTTTAATAGTTCATCTTTAACTTCTTCAAGTACTTTTGAATTTAAGATTGGATCAATACCTTTAAGGTAATCAATCGTTGATTCCTCATTTTTTTGGTTTAACGCAGTTTTTTCATCACAAAGTTTTGTAACAAATTCTTCTAATTTCATTTCTTTATTTTACTTGTTTATTTTTTTTAAGTTATCTATATATCCTTCAATAAGAACAATCTTTCTTCTAATTCCAATCTTATCCATATCGGCCAACATTCTCAAATAGTCATTCAAATCATCAAGTTGGTTAAACTCTTCTTTTAAATGTTTACCGGCTTCACTTTCCATTAATTCTGCTATATTGGGTTTGTTTGAGTTGTCTACCACTTTGAGGTCGTCCCATTGTTTAATAATATCCGGAAATGTATTTTTAAGTGCGTTTAATTTTCTCATATATTCTCAATAAAAAATACGACCGAATTACCAGAATTGTCCTTAAATTCTTTTCTTGTTAACTTCCTTTGCATATCATCATTTAAAATTGGACTTTGTTTTATCCCAAAATCAACACATTCATAATTGTAAACATCTTTAACCTTTGTTGGTTCATTATCAACAAACTGAATCATTAGTCTACCGGTTAATTTTTTTTCCATAATCAATAATTTTTAATTAATATTTCTTTTGTTATTTTATCACCCTTTCTTGAAACCTTGTTATAATCAAAATCTAACTCAACCAAATTATAACCATCTGAAATTAACTTGTCAAGTAATACACAAGATTTACCATCGTGGATTAATGTTCCTGATACAACAAATGATAAACCATTTTTATCATTATCAACTAACCAGTCATACAGTTTAAGATCATCATCTTTTTTCCAAAAAGCGTTATATCCTGCTTCCGTATTTGAATATGGTGGATCAACATATAACATATGGTTTTCATTAAAGTTCAAATTTTCAAAATGTGTTGATGAATATTCAATCTTGTTTTTGTATTGTCTAATATGTGTAATGAAATTATTAACTTTTTTATCTGTATTTTGATTCCAACCTCTATTCCCGTACGTCTGATTAAACTTAAATTTTTGATTAAACCTCATCATATTATTATTGGTTTATTTTGTTCTCCACAATACTTACCTAATCTTTTTTCACTTAATTTCTTTTTTGTTTCCTCGGAGTGTTGTTTACACGATGTTGCCGAACAACACCCATCTTCACCACAGGATCCACATACTGGACAATACGGATCATAATTATTTTCTTCCATCATAATTCCCAAATTGATTTTCTTTTTTTCTTTGGAAATTTATAACTTAACCAAAGTAATAGTTTTTGTAGTTTTCTCTTCATTACTTCCAAAATAATTGAATCAATAATATTAACAAGGCTAAAAACAGACAAACGTAAGTTTTAGTTGTTAGTGGTTCACTAAAGACCAACCAACTCAATATGGTAAACACAATCGCACCAATACTAAAACCAAATAATCTTGATGGCCACATTTCACCATTAAAAGCAATTATCATATTTTTTACTGAATACATAAACAACATTGATATCGGAATTCCAGCTAAGACTGTTAACCAATAATTTTCCTTTACCCATTCAAACTTCATTTGACCTTGTAATTGAAAAAACGTTAGTATTTGTGCTAAAAACCCGAATAATATTCCGATCAATAAATTATTTATGTTTGTCATCGTTTAAATCTGTTGTAAATGTCAATCAATTTTTGTCGGATTGACTTGGTTTTTTTCTTTATCGGAAATCGTCCGTGATTACCCATACTATCGTAATCGGTACATTCAATTATTCTCATATTTATTTTTTAAATATTCAACGTACTTATCTTGTTTTCTACCATTGACAAAAAACCAACCGATATTTAAATCAAACCATTTAATTATTTTATATTTCATCTTCCTTAATTTTAAATTTTTCTTGAAATGTTGTGCTTGTGTGCCAAGTATCTATAAATTCATCTAACGTTAATATTCTAACTTTATTTTGGTTTGGATCATCCACCAAAAAATCATAATCAGGTTCTTCAATTGTTTTGCAAAATTCACGATATTTCTCATATCTTTCTTCAAAAGATTCAATTACGATAGTTACTGGTTCTGGAAATAACATATTCATCCCAATTCCTAAATTCATTTTAATTACTTTTTCCATCTTTATTTATTTTATATTATTTACAGTTCTAACGATTTGGGTAAAAAAAGAAGCGTTGGGTTCTTTTTTTGTATTTGGATTTGGATTTCTGGGTATATCTCAGAGAATGTTTTAACATCAAATCTTTTAGTGATTAAATGATAACCATTTTTAGTTGGAATAACAACTTCACATTTAGAACCTTCAGGTCTTAAACCATTAATTAATTTGATAAGTTCTTCAGTAAATTCCAAATCTTTAATGTCAACATCTACAACCCACTTTTTTTCATATGTTTTAATTTGCCCGACAACAGAATCAAATAATCCTTGTTGTTTATGGTTGCCGTCCTGGATTTTCTGTGCCAACGCGACCATCATATTTAACGATACATCTCTATGATTTTGTTTTTGGACGTGAATGTACGCACGCGCTTTAAACATCTCACATAGTTGTTTTATCTCATCATATCTTTTTTCAAGGTATGGGATAGAATCAACACAATAAGTTTTTATTGTTCTAACTGATTGGTGATTATCTCTTTCTCCTTCGGGTTGATCTTTTTTACGTATAAAAATATATAACATATAAAAATCTCCAGGTTCAGAAAAATTTAATAAAGGTTTTATAAGTTCTATGTTATCAATCATTTTTTTACAATCTTATAATTATTAAGTTCTAACCACATTAAAAAATTAAGTGCGTCCCAATCATCTGGATTCAATTCACCAAGAGGACCATCACCAAATTGTTCTATAAAACCAGGTAAGTAATCATTGAGTATTTCAACGCCACCATTTTCTTTTTCAGTAATTTTTGTTTCTTCCATATTATTGGTTTGTTAACCTTATCATCCTTAAATTATCACGCTTATATGAGATACGATTGTCAAGTGGTATTATAACACTATAGTGGTATTTTGAGTGATAAAGATTATCTGAAGATAGTCGTTTTCTAAAATTAGAGACTAAGTTTTTAGCGGTAATTAATTGTTGATATGTTTCGCAAGAATCAATTACTTTCTCAATCCATTTTGTAACATCTCCGTAGTGTGTACTTCTATTTTCCATAATACTTTATTTTATAAAGACAAATATACATATAATTTATTAAATAACCTAATTATTTTAATTCCCAGTGAGGCCCAAATATGAATTTAGTATCATTCCACCCATTTATTAACTCTTCTTTGTGTTTTTCATTAAAACCAATTAGTTCATCATCCTTGGATCCCCAAAGTGTTACTTGGTCATAATGATTTAATTTTGCGATTCTAATCATATCATTATAATGATCATCTTGTATGAATCCTTTAAGTGGTGTCAATCGTATTACGCAACTTGTTAATCGTAACGTTCTACCATTATATAACACATAGTAATAGTCAATTTCATCTTCAGCAATCCCAATCAAACGTATCGCTTCGGTATCAACCAAAACGAATTGACCTTTGAGTGTTTCATATTCCTTTGTGAATATTTCTAAATTTGTCATAATTATTTTGTATTATTCTGATTTAGATTCTACAATTTCAATTAATTGTTTCAAACATTCCAATTCTGCTTCTTCATAGGTTCTATATATATCAGAATATTGACCTATATTATTTTCCCATCCCCACTCTTGTTCAGTTAAATCTTTTGGGTTTCCATAAAATGTGTTATAGGTAAAAACAAATTTCGGTTCTGTAGTACAATCAGTTAACACTTCGGGAAATATCTGGTATTTCTCTCTAAACCATTTAAAACATTGTGAGAATGTTGGTGCTGCAATAAAATTACGTCTTGTTAGGTTAGAATCTAAATTACAACTGATTTCAATATGTAGTTCATTTTCTAATCCATAATATCCGAAACATTTTTCATTAAATCCAAGTGCTTTAAGTTTAACCACCAACTCATAAGGTACAAATTCTTTTTCCATATTAAATACTATCTCTTTTTGTTAATTTAACTTTAATTACTGTCCCACCTTCAAAATTTTCAAAAATATTTTGTGTGAAAACATCTCCAACTTTAATTGCTTTGTTCTTTGTGTAAAACGAAGTTATCTTACCTCGTTCACTTTTCATATAAATGTAAGGCATTATTGTTCCATTGTTGGTTTTAACCACATTAATTTATTTTCAAAAATATATCTTTTCAGTCTTGGGTAATCATTTAAGATATCCAAGGTACCCATTGTATCGTGTTTGAAACATTTAAACAATTCCTCTCTAATTCTTTCAGATGATACCACGCCCATTTTGTTTTCATAGTCGTAATTGTTGATATAGTAATCAATATGTTTTAAACTAAAACCTTTAGTTATAGCAAATCTGATAGCCCTAATTATACGTAACGGATCGTCATCAAAAGTTTCTCTCGTTGGTAGTGGTGTTCTTAATACCTTGTTTTTTAGATCTTCCATACCACCGAACAAGTCAATAACATTTCCATCAAGATCTCTAGCCATAGCATTTAAAGTAAAATCGCGACGAATTAAATCGTCCTCCAGTGTTCCAGGAACAACGATTGGTGTTCTTGTTCCTGGAATATAACCAATTTCTTTACGGGCTAAGACAAAGTCCGCTACTAACCCACTATGAATATGATCTTTTGGGAATTTTGCTCTAATTGTAAAACAATCATCTGTTACTAAAAAAAGTTCAAAACCCTCAGTTTCAAGGTGATCCTTTAAAACCCCAAACATTGTGTGTGCCGAACTAATTTCTTTTAATAAAGATTCACTGGGTACTACAGTGTAGTCAACATCTTTTGATGTCAAACCAAGTAGTTCGTCTCTGACTTTACCACCTACCTCATAAAATCTAAAATTTTCCATTTTAAAAAAATATTACATTAACACATTCTTGATTTCTCCATTCAGGATTTACACTATCCCAATTACCATCGGTATCTCTATAAACAATATTTAAGTTTTCAATATTATCACCAATTTGATTTCTAATTTCGTTTAATACATTTTCAATATTGTTTGTTACAGACATATAACCAGTGGACCAATTATCAATAATTTTTAATTGGTTATCTACGATATTGAATGAGTAATTTGATTTTATCATTTTCCTTATATTTTATACAAATGTACAACATTTTTTTAAAAAAACAAATCCCCCAAGATATATTTTTACCTGGGGGGGATTCTTTATATATTAATATAAAACTTTACTGTTTTATATTTAGAAATGTTCCGGATCCACTTGTTACTGTTGTAGGTAACACCCCGTTCCAGGCTTGGGCTTTAATATATTCAATATACATTGGTGTTAATTCATTTTGTTTTAACTTGATGACTTTTGCCACTGCAGATGCGTTAATTACTTGTTCAGCACTATCAGCCCTTGCAGCTAACGCTTGTTGTTCTGACGCTTGTGCTTGTTGGATCGATTTTGTTTTGGCAATAATTGATTCTTGTAACGCCTCTGGTGGTGTAATGTTTGTTCTTAATTGTGATACATTAAACCACTTAGAAAGTCTTGCGTTACATTCAACAACAATTGCTGCTTCAAACGCTTGTCTGTGATTAAATATACTATCAACTTCCCATTTGTTGGCTTCATCATTAACGGCACCAACGATTGCGTTTTTAAGCCAAAACTGTTCAATATCTGTGATTGGTTTTCTTAAATTCACAAACATATCTCCAATAGCATTTTCTTTTAATGAATAATTAAATGTTGGTTTAATTGTTGCTGAGAACCCACCTTTTAATATAACAATTTGATCATCATATTCAATGTGTTGTTGGTAAATCGGAAACTCTAAAATCTGTTCTGTCCACGTGTTATACATCACCCAACCAGTTTTATATTGATAACTTGATACCCCTCGTTGATTACCAACTAAGTTAACCTTTAACCCTTTGTTTCCAGCATCAATTTTTTCAATCGCGAATGGTTGTATAATACCAATCAAAATTGTTAATAATAAAACCGATAATGGTTTAACTAACCAAGATGGTTTAAACTTTTCTGAATTACCATAACGTGATTCAACAATTTAAAACATTTGTTCTCGTGTTGTGTAAGCAATAACTCCAGCAATTGTTAATCCTAAAATAAAAATTAATAGTCCAATCATTTTTCTTTTTTTTTAATTGTTTTTAAATAAATTTACTGTTTCGTATACTGTATACATAAAAATCCCAACCAATCCAACGAAACTTAACAATTGGAGGAATCCGTTTAATTCTCTACTGATGATATATTCACCAAATAATGATGCTATAGTTATGAAACCACACCACATCAAAAATAATTTAAAATACTTCATATTTTTTTTTGGTAAAATTAATCATTTATTTTTAAATAACCAAATTATTTTTCAATAATTTCAATTAAATTACCATTTTTAAATTCACCGAAAAATTCATACCATTTACTATTAACATCTGAATAAAAGATAATTGATCCAGTGTAATCGTATTTCTCAAACCTTTCGTTAATTTTTCGGTACATCCCAATAAAACTAAGTCTGGGTTCATTTGGGTATGGTCTTTCGTTTTCAGGTGTTAGTTCTGTTTCATACCTTTGTACAAGTAATTCACCATCTTTAATTGTCAATCTATCAAGAACACATTCTAATGATTTTGTTTGCCACTCAATATCATCGGGTAAGTCTTTTAAAATATCATCCGATAACGGTAATATCTCTTTATCAAAATATAAACTATCAAACATTCCCATAACTCTTAATTTCCGAAATTTCCATTAAATAGTGTTTTCATCCTATTCATTAATTCAACTTGTCTTTTTTGTAATTCTATTACTTTATTTTTTTCGGATTCATTTAGATCATAACTATTTGCTTTGATGTCCGAAATTTGATTTGTAATTAATCTATGTTCATTTAATAATGTTTCATAAATAACTTGTTTGTTTGTCATTTTACAATCCTATTTTTTAATGTGTTTATCAGCCCTTGGATTTCTTGAAAATCATAAAATCTAATAATGGGATCCGTATTGAAAATTTCTACGTACCACTCATCATCTTTAATTTCATCATTAGTTGTTGTTATAAATGTTATTCCATCTACAACATCTAAGGCGTAGTAATAAGTATCATCTTCATCGTGTTCTCTTATCTCCTCACTTATAAAACCTAATTCTATTATTTCTCTTTCAGTCATAATTATTTTGTTTCAATAATGTTATATGTTCCTTCCATTACACCCCAAGATGATTCTTCCTGGAATTGGTATGATTCCGCAACATCATTAGAATCCATTGGTCGTGTTAAATACCAGATTTCAGTTTCTTTCCAGGTTACATTAACCAGTTTTCGTCCTTTAGGAAGATTGATGGTTCCTTCACCACCCCAATTCTTTACTCGGTTATTCTCTGTACAAGATGTTACCATAACACCCATTACAATTGCTAAAAATAGTTTTTTCATTTTTTTAATTTATATTGACAAATATATATATATATATATATCTTTTTTTAATTAGACAAGTTTTACTATGATTTTTCCAAAATTTAACAAATCATCATTACATTCCATATTATAATCCTTTATACAGTCTTTAACAATAACTTTCATTTGTTCACTAATCCCGGTTATAATTTCAACCTCTTTTTCTTTTTTCTGGATATTATCCCAAAGAAAAACATCAACAACTCTTTGTACTTCAGAATGTTTAATCCCGTGTAGATCCAGTGTTTTCATTGTTTATTATTGTTGTAAAAATATTATTATCTGGATTGTACTTACCTAAATTATATGTTGTGTAAGTACCGTCTAAATTATCAATCCTCAACATTAAGAAATCTAATTCAGACTTATATATTTTTTCAATAACACCATTTCCTTTAGGTGTCGTTATCATTAATAGTTTATTCATTGTCATAAAACATTTTTTCATTATCTTCTGTGTGCCATTTGTCAAAACCCTCACAATTATACCAATCTTTATTTACCAAATAATCAGGTCTTTCTGGAAATGGTTTTGTAACAAACGATGGTTCTGACCATTTGATTCTATTGTTGGGTTGAAGTGCGATTTGTCCGTTATCAAGTAAAAGAATATGGTGTGACTTATGTTCCATAGGATCTTCCGCTAATGTCAAATCTGTATTAAGATCATTTGAACCCCAGTTTATTGTTGCGTAATAACTCCCGGTGTACCATTTTTTGTCCTTCATATAAACTTCAACCTTTGTATCATACACGTAAGATAAATGTGTTAAGGTAAAATTATATGAAAAACAATTCCATAATTGTAAATAATGAAATGGTAAATCTGGGTTTGGTGTTTGCGGTTCCGTTAATAACGCATGTGATGGTAATTTATCTCGCATTACACCATTTTCTAAAAGAACCTGGAATAACGCTGCTTGTCCTGGCATACATCTTACAGATATTATGACGCCAGGTGTAAATTCACCGTGACCTTTTTTATTTTGGTAAAGGTATTCATTCCTAAGCCAAACTTTGAGTGGGAAAAAATTATGTTCAATATATGCCATTAGTTTTTGTTTTTAAATCTACGATATAATTCGTAGGTAATCATTATTGTGATTATTATTGTTGAGGTTATAATTAATATTGATTCTAAAATCATATATTGTATGTTATCTCACTACCATTTATTTCAACTTCAAATTCATTGGAATTTTCTATAATTTTATCTAGTTGCTCTGTTGTCAATTTAACGTTGTCTGGGTTTAAAAAAACTTTATACGCTTGTGTTGATTTTAATTTAGATTGAGTGATTAACATTATTACTTGATTTGTTGTACACTCAACAATACTAGGGTATTGTCCTCCAACAGTAACGATCGCTTTATCACCAAGTTCAATCGGATCTAATGATACCATATATGGTGATTCATCAACCATAAATAATTTTAATTTTTTTACCATTTTATATTGTCTTATTTTTAATATGATAAGAAACTATTTTTTTAACTGAAGTTAACCTTTAACTATTTAAAAATTTTATAATCTTATCCTTAATTCCTGATTGTTTTATTCCCTCATTATATGGTCGTTGGCAGTGAACAAAATTTGTTAAACCCCAACCATCTTGTATTTTCATATCTAAATCATCTACGGCTACCCAGTGTGTTACTTCTGGATGTTCTTTTAACCAATGTTGGATTTCAAGATGTCGTTCAATTTCTATACGATCAAAATATGGTAAAACAAAATCTTTTGGTAATAATTGTTTTGCCACTAAGTCAGTAAAGAATGGTGTTAAATCAATTGGTTTTTTAATTCCTCGGATTTCATACATTTCTTGTATTTGTTCCAAAGTTCCGTGTCTCTTCCAGTCAGATGACATCACAATATCACAACCAGTTTCCTCAATAATCTCATTTAAAACTTTAACCGCTTTAGTATCAAAATCATCCATTCTAATATCCATTGGTGTTTGGGGATTAGAATCAAATCCTTTTTTCTTAAATCTACCACCCCAATTGTTGGAAAGACATATGACTCCGTCGTTATCAAGAAACAAAATTTTTTTACTCATATTACTAATATTAGTGAACAAAAATTAAATATCAAAATTTTTAGTTAATTTTTCATCAAATTTAACATTATGTCTAAATTCAAATTCATCCACTAATCGTTCTGTTGGGATATTATGTCTTGTTAATAAGATGTATGCACCTATATCCGCATCCATTTCTTCTTTCTCAGATCTTGGTCCATTATGATTTAAAAGTAAGTGACTAATTTCGTGAGCTTCAATAAACCTTAAATCGTCCATTGTTAAATCGTTAGAATTTAAAAATATTTCACCATTAATAATTATTAATTCTTGGTTTGGTACATAAAAACCATAACCATACTCATTGAATATCGTTATAAGATTTTCGTAATTTTCATTATTTTTAAATATAACTAAAATCTTAATCTCAGGTTTAAATATACTTGAGTAGGTTATTAACCCATCATCAATATCTTGTAGTAGGTTATATTGTTCTTCGGTTATTACGATTTTCATAAAAATAAATATATTAAATTATATCTTTAAATTGTAGACCTCATCCAACTTCTACTAGCAAAGGAATGTCGTCTCTTCGGTGTGACTCCCCTTAAATTGTAGACCTCATCCAACCATCTCTTTGTAAGTTCCAGTATTTCAAAGTAGTTAAGGCCAAATTTGTCTTCTAAAACTGACCAAATTTCATCATAATTGATATAAACATAATCATTTTTTTTATTGTTAATAATAAAATTATGATATTTTTTATGACGATATAATGTCAAATTTTCTTGTTCTTCACTCTGAACTGATTCCAAATCATTAAATAAATTTAAGAAATCCATTGGTTTTTTGATATCAAAGATTTCAAATGTTTTATCCAAGGATCCAACAATTTTTGTTACAGATTCAAATCCAACTTTTTTGATTAAACCCAACAATTTTTCCTTTATTTTGTCTTCCATTTTATTAACCAACAACACCAACTAAATCATCCAGATGATGATCATTATCCATATCTGAAAATATTGGTCTTTTATCCATAATCTTAATGATTTCACCAATACTATATGGGTTTAAGTCATTCCCGTCCATACCAACGTCCATTTTTTTACCTTTACCAAATTTTTTATTATTACCAAGGTGTGTGTGCCCGTGAAGTTGGATAACACTTTTATTTAGTCCGTGCCAACTTTGTAATGGATAATGACATAATACAAAATTTTTTCCTTCAATATTCACTTCCAAATAGTGATTAATACTTAAAAATCTACTCTGTATGTTTCCACGATTGTTCTGGATGTGCATATCGTGATTTCCTAATATAAGATGAATGTTTTGACATATCAATCTATCAAGAAAAATTTCAATATTCTCAAAACCCCCAAATGAAACGTCACCCAACATTATCAAAGTATCATCCTGACCAACCATATTGTTAATTCCACTAACAATTCGATCGTTCATTTGATCAATCGTTTGGAAGTCTCTTGTTGAGTCAATCGGAATCTCACCATCCTGGGTTCGCCAATTGGTCACTCCTCTCGTCAAATTTTTATGACCGTAGTGGGTATCTGAGGTTATCCACACTTTTCCTGTTGTCAATAATTTTTTAAAACTCATAATTTTTAAGGTAAATTAATTAAAGGTGTAATGACATTATCATTAGGTATAGGCAGATGTTCATTCACATAATTATTTATAAAACCGCGATTATAAGTATCTAGAAACTCATTCAGATAATTATTTATATAATCGTTATGGTTTACCGCAATATTATTATTACGGTTAGCAATTATTTCAGTAGTCCCTAATCTTGGTATATGATCTAAACCACTAACTCTTATTGGTCCAGTGTGTATGTCTGTCGGTACACTATTGTTATTATTTAAAACACCTGACCCATCATTAACATATATACCATTAGTCCGATTTTCCAACAACATATTGGTGAAATCTCTTAACGCTATATTATTATCACTATTATAGTCCCTAGTAATCGGATAATCAGATATTTTTCGTATACTTTTAACATTATCACCCCAACCAATTAAATCACCAGTTGTTTTATCTTTTTGTAACTCTTTTCTAATTTTTAAAAATAACTCATCTGGTATAAAACTAACAACCATTGGATCAACTTCGTTATCTAAAGAATCCCAAGACTGGATTCGTTCTGTACCAAAATTCTTAGAAAACGCAAATTTTACATCTGTTTCTTTATTAATGACATATATTAATCTATGTGTTGTCAAATATTGATTCCAATATCTTTCTTGCGTTACACACCATTTTGTATTTGCACCATAAATTTTGGATGATTCAAAACTTAGTGGCGTTAAAATTAACCAAGTATCATCTTCGTAAATCCTTAAAATTTCTTTTTCAATTTTTTTTCTGTTTTCAATTTCTTTAGCTGCTAAGACAGATTCGTTTAATTCTAAAAAATTACTATATTGACTAATATCTTTTTCTTTTATCCTATTAGCTTTTGAATGTCTTTCAAATTCATTTAGAGTTTCAATTTCTCCAGACCCAAACAAAAATACACCTAAATAACCTTTAAGTTCGTCCAAATTTGTACTGTAATATTCGTTATCTCTTCTAAAGTTTTTAATTAAAAACTCGGTATACTTATAAGTACCACTCGGATCCAATGATGTAATAATGTCAATTAACGATACATTCAAATCTGGATGTTGTTCTTTTAATCTGTCTAATCTATTCATAATTTTATATTAAAACGATTTTTCATTTGTTGAATTTTATCTTCAGGAACATTGTGTTCGTTGGTGTTTCCGTGGCGATTTTCAACTATAATAGTGAAAGTTTTGTAACCATATTCTTTTGCAAGTTCAAGGTATGGTTGGAATTCCCATTCTTGTGTAAAGGTGTTTGAGACCACTATTTTATCTCTACCAACAGCCATACTCGTTTTAACCTTATCTAAACACCAAGCGTGAGCATTTTTAATTTTACTACCATCAAAATTGTAATTACCATCAGCGTCAACAAAGTATTGATCCGCCTCAATGTGTATTCCACCCAATGTTTTAGCAAATGTTGATTTTCCAGCATTCGGACATCCTCTTACGATGTATATTGTTTTTTCCATATAGCAAATATAGATATTTTTTTTTAATTACACAACTATTTATTATTATGAAAATCATAATAACTGAAAACCAACATAAAATGTTGTTTGAAAGTGTTGTTAATGACACAGAATTTAGAAATTTAATTAAAGGTTATGAATCAACCGTTGTTAATAGTAAGAACCAACATTACGTTTTTGATGATAAGGATCCGAAATTACCACCAAATAATAAAAAAACATTTATTAGTAAAAAATCACCTTATGGTGGTGTGTTAACAATTGGTTGGGGTCATACCGGACCATCAGTAAAACCAGGTATGATTATCTCAAATAGAGAAGCCGAGCAATTATTAACTGATGATATTAAAAAACACGAAGAGATTGCTAAAAAAGTTTTTCCAAAATTTGATAAATACCCAGTGTATGTTCAAAGAGCATTGGTTAATGCAACATATCGTGGTGAAGTTAAAAGTGTTTATAAATGGGTTAAAAGTTTAAATGATGGTAATTGGTCTTTGGGTGCTAAGCAATATCTTGAGGGTTGGAACATTGACTTTTCAAATGTTGATGATCCAAGAAAAAAAGGAACTGTCGCTGAACGAATGAAAAATAACCAAAGGGCTTTCTTAAAATATGCTGAAGAATTATCTAAACCAGTTGAACCGAAAATTAAACAACAAAAACCTAAATCACAAATTGGTGGTGGTGGTCTTTCTCCGAGTGTCTTTAAACTATATGTTGTAAAACCAGGTGAAACATTATCTGGAATTGCTTCCAAATATGACAAATCAGTAACCGTTGATTCCATAATTAAACTAAACGATTTAAAATCAACAGAACTTAAACCTGGTCAAATTTTAAAATTAAAATAATGGGTTGTTAAATTTAATTAACAACCCATTGACTCCACCATTTCATTTTTTGAACATAGGAAAATGAAAAAACCAAGTTTACGCGGTAACCAAAGCCTCAATCTTACTTCTAACTTGGTCTGTTAAAGATATCTCATTTGTGTTAGTAACAATTATACAATCAACTAAAATTTTACCTGGTATGTTGATATAAAACGTATCACCATTATAAAATGATAAATTTTGTTTTAGTTCAACACTGGTGTGGATCATTTTTAAGAATAATTTAAATTGTATTTGATCAACAAATGTCTCATTTAGTAAATTACCAAATGTTTCGTGTAGTATTCTAATGTTAAATGCTGTTTTCATAGTACAAATATATAAAAAATTTAATATAAAAACAAAAATCCCAAAAAAATATTTAAAATTTCTGGGATTTTATGTTTTTCCAACAAAAAGTGTAGGGGTGTGTGTTTTTTTTGTATTTCATAAATATCTACAAAATCATAAAAAAACAAATTATTTTAATATTTTACGATATTTATCATTATGGAACTATTAATAAATAACAATTCCTTTACTGTAAAAACAATGATTACACCCAAAGATATTCAAAATGGAATGATGGGTAAAAAATTTGACAATCAGTTTAATGGTATGTTGTTTGTTTTAAACGAAGGTGATCATTCCTTTTGGATGAAAGATTGTATAATTAATCTTGACATCATATTTATCAAAGATAATCTCATAACAAAAATACATAAAAACTGTAAACCTTGTAAAGATAATAATTGTCTACGTTACAAAGGTTTTGGTGATATGGCTCTTG